CCATTATATAACTGTAAATAAATCCCCGCGTCTACTTGAAATTTCATTAATGAATTAGTTATAGTATCCATTGTTAATTCAAGAACTTTCAAGTCTCCATTATCATGACTATATGAAGAAATATGACCCATTAAATATTCAGCACCAGGATTCTCAATATCATAACCATTAATATTAATATTATTTGAAAATGTTTTTATTCCACTGATTGTCTGATTCCCAGTGGTATAAACAATATTTTTACCAGTAGCTAAAACAGTTCCACCACCAGCCGCTTCACCAATTAAAAGAACTCCGCTTCCGTTTACAGTCGGGCGTGTAATAAAATTTTTCAATCCACTAATCGTCTGATTGCCAGTTGTATATACAACATTTGCGCCAGTTAAAGTCGCCGTAAAAGTTCCAGTTTGTGATGCAGATATAAAAAATCCACTGCCATATTGTCCAACAAGATCGGCAATATCTGTACTTAATTGATTCTTACGTATTAAACTTTTACCCATATTTATTCAATTCTACTGTGATAAAGAAGAACTGCTGTTTTATAGTCAATACCATACTCTTCAGCAATCGCTTGAATTTCATTCATATTTACAGTTATTTCTACTGGCTTGCTAATATAATTTTCAATTTTATTCGTCCAATCTTTTGGATTCTCATTCGTAGCAATTGTTTCCGCTACAGTTTTAATAATTTCTTTTTGCTCTTTAGAAAGATTTTTTCTATTATATTTTTCTTTTAAGAACGCGCCAACGGACTCTACGAGTTGGTCAAATTTAATTAAATTTTTAGCAACGAGATCTGGATTTATTTTGGGTTTAGCTTCACTAGCCTTCACGCCAATTTTTCCTGGAGATTTGCTTGTTTGTGGCGCGCTTGTTCCAGCTGGACGACCAGTCGGTGCACCACCAATTTGCGGTTTATTTAAAAGTGGACGATATAAACCATCCTCATCTTGTAACTTAAGAAATTCTTTTTGAGACTTAATACTTTCTTCTTTAAGGGGTAACCGCCCAGTATCAATTGCCGTAAGTCCTTCTTCAGCCGTAAGAACGCCAAGTTCAATAAGTCTAGAATATACACGTGCGAGATTAATATCATTTTTAAAATCAGCGTCTTTAAATCTTGGAATTGGCGTGCTTTTAAAGCCCAAGTCTTTAGAGATTTTTTTCATCTCTGGAATTAAAAAGTCATTCATGAATGTTTCGCGTGCATGTTTTAAACGTGAAAGAAATACTTCAATTTTTGTGCTTGTATTTGCATATTTTTCTTCACCAAAAAGTACGTTATTAAGACCATAACGAATATCACGATCTACGACTTCATACTTTCTAGGGTCAAGAATTTGTCCAATTTCTGGAATAATAAATTTAATATTAGTAGTATAATCGGTTACAAGAATACGTCCAACACTTTCATTTTCGAAAATTTTTCTTAAAGTACTAATTTGATCTTTTGTTGGCATACCAATCTCATCATTGCCCATTGTTACAAGAAGCACTGTTTGTTGAATTGTACGGCTAATTGCCATATCCATATTTTTTAATTCTTGCTTCCAATTAATATCTTCCAATACTGGAAATCCCATTGGAATAGCAAAGGGCTCGTAATCTTGTTTTTTATAAAAAATAGGTACAAACTTTTCTGGCTCTAATTCAAAAACCATATATTGATTACTCATACTAATATTGGTTTTATCCTGCAAATCTTTAATGTTTTTAACCCTCATTGATAATGCTTTATCTTGTTCCGAACTAGGATTGGTTAAAACTTGCATTTCAAAGTCGTTCAATATTTTAATATATTTAGGACTAACAAATGATGCAGATCCAATTGCTTGAATATCAGCAGGATTTAAAACTATATAACGAATAGGAACTTCACCAGTGCGCGCTTCTGTAGTAATAAGATCCGAAATAACACGCATATCTTGCTTTGTAAATTCAGCGTTTAATTTATATAAAAATACGTTACCACTTCTATAAAATTCGCGGAAGAACATATCTTCTAATTTCCATAAATTTACTCTATCACCCCAAGCTTGAAAAAACTTACGAGATTGTTCATTTCCACCAGTAAAATAAATAGGTGAGCAACTAAACTCTGTCATTAAATCAATAGTATTTCTAAAAATTGAAAAATTATAATACGCTTTTTGACAAAGAATAATAGTATCACGAATACTAATATTTGAAGTATATCTACCATGTCCACCACCATAAGTAAATGGAATTACCCCGCCTTCAATATTAGAATATTTATCAGTTCTTGAAATGGTAGCAGCCCTATTTCTTCTCATAGAAGTGGTAGAATCTGCACGGCTGGCTTTTATTTCAATAGAATTTTGATATTTTACTGAACCTTCAACTACCTGTGGTTCTGGAAATTTTACATTTTTAGTGCTGGCCATAATTAATTATAATAGTTTATTACACCAAAATCTTATTTATTAGATAAGTTCTGCTACGAATTGTACACTTTTTTTGGCGAAATTCTCTGGAGCCATTAAATCAAAATAAATTTTAAGACCCCAATTTGCTAACATAAGTGTTGTATAATTATCTTTTCTAGCGCGATTAATGCTAGTTGATTTTCTTAAATGGGATGGTAAATCAAAACTTTGAGTACCCCTTGAAGTAGTTGAAACTTCTACATTGGCACACTGGTCTTTAGTATCTTGTACAATAAAATCCTGTTGTTCTATGAATTCTCTAACTGTTAATTTCTTTGTTTCATATTCATTATCAGCTTTTTCACCAATACCTCTTGGGTAAATGTACTCCATTGGAAGATTCATTGAAAAAATATTCTCAAGAATATCTGGATGGTTACTAGCGCGCGATGCGAACCAAATCTTTTTATGGTCAATACAAGTTTGTAAATATGAGTTAGCCCTACCTAAAAATGCCGAAGTAAAAAATTGTTTAACGCAAATATTTCCAAAGTCTTTATTATACTGACGTGCGCAGTCTTTTACCATAGATGAATAATCTTCATTCTCCTTATCTGAATCGAAGTCTACAAAACCAATTTTACGATTAGCCGCTTTCATATATTCAGAGTTATTAACAGCATCTATAAAAGTATCTGCACCAGCATGGTCGATTACAATTAAATTAATATTAAAGTTTTTATATAAATAATAAAAATACTTAATGTGATCCTGTAGCGAAGACCCTGCCGCTTGATATCCATGAACAAGAATACCCTGTTTTTTTTCTTCGTCCAACTCAATAACACTCATTGCAAAATAGTCGGCAGTTTTAGATGAGCTAAAGTTGGGATCGATTGATAGTATATATTTCTTATCAGTATCTCCGATAACTTTTGTAGTTGGATATTCACCATCTGGAATTGTACATGAGTGCATCTTTTTAGGAGAAAAATAACTATCTCCGCCATCAATAAAACGCGCGCAATACTCACGAAGAAACGAGTGGTGAGAGCTGCCGCCACTTTGGGCTACTTGAATAGCTCCCTGATCTACCATGTGTGGTGGGAGTGCTTCATAACTTAACTGTGAAATAAAATATGTTCCAGGAAGTTCCCCCTCTTTAGAATCTTGTGCTTCGGGATTTTCTATTAAATTAGACCATTGTTGAAATACACGAAATAAATGTTCAAAAGTATAACTAGCAGAACTCAAACATAACATTTGCGATGTATTTTCAAATATATGTTTGTTGTCAGCATGTAGTAAACCTTTTTTAATTAATTCTTCTTCTAATTTTCTAATACGAATACGTTCACCAACGTCTCTTGGTGAACTCAAGAATGGGATAAGAACATTATCAATAATATCTGGTGGCAAAAGTAAAAACTCATCTAGAATAAGTACGTTAGCACGTATACCACGAATTTTTTCACCAGTTAGTGGGATGGCCGTAATACTTCCACCATTAATTTGCCATTCATACTGGTCATTACGCTTGCTTTTTAAACCAAAACATTGCCGTGCTAGAGCGGCCTCTGGAGACATTAAAAATTTTTCTATTTCATTAAAAACACGGCGACTAGTACGAAAGTTAATAGATGCAATAAGTATTTTAGTTCCAGGTTCTAACATGCATTTAAGAATACAATAAATAGCAGCACAAAAACTTTTTGCGCCACCGCGACCCCATACAAGCATACAATAGTTTCTATTGAAAAAAGAATTAAGTGTTAATTCTTGATAGTACTCTAGTGTTAAGCCTAGTGATAATTCCGTAGTAAAACCGAGATTATATCTTAAAAATTTGGCAAGACTAACCCTCGCCTCTTCGTCCGTCAAGTCTCCTTTTAAATTAAGTAGCTCTTGATTGACGTTAGCTAATGGTCTAGATTTTTGTTGATTTCCTACAATGATTGCCATGTTGTATCGAAGTAATACTGTAGATCTAAATCAAAAACATTTTCATTCATTCCTAGTATATTAATTGTCTTAACGCGTGCGTCCTCTCGGCCATCACAAAAAACAAATTGTATATTATCATAGTTTCTTAAAATTTGGCGCATATTATGTGCAATAAAATCTCCAGAGGCCTTCGAGAACTTTTGCTTTTGATATAGCATATTATTTAAAGTTGACTCTACCACAACAACAATATAACCATCATTTTTTTTAGCACGTTGTATTTCTTTTTCGAATCTTTCGCGTCCTCCGCTTAATGTACCAAAAAGATCTATAAGACTTTTTCGTTCCACGGCTAATTTATTATTTGGATGTACGGAATAATCCCCATATTCTAATTTAGATTCAATAACTACTCTATCTTTAAACTTAAATGGTTTTTGTTCACGGGTATCTATAATAATTTGATCAATAGGCATTAAAGGGATATCTTTATTTTTATAATTAAATCTTGTTTTTAAATTTATTGATTCGCATATTTCATTATAACTAATTCCAGAAAATCCCTCCATACTACTAGCGGGAATTAAACAACTAATTGTTTGACACTCGACTTGTGATGGGGCATATTCTAAATTTTTTAAGTCACAATACTGCGATAATTTATGTTTAAAATAATCTCCACATTCTTCTTTACTTAAAGTTTTCAGCCAATTTTTATAATTCTTTTTATCTTTAAAATCGTAAGTAGTATACTGATCAAATGTTTTATATTCTAATTTAGTACCATCAAAACGGTCAATACGTTTCCAATTAGATTCAAAATAAGTTTTAGCAGATAACTTATGATAATTTTTTAAATGATCTTTTAGCTCTGTGAAAAAATCAAAATCGTTTCCACAGACTTTGCATTTTAAATACATTATATTCTTATCCATATTAATTATATTAACTGTGAACCATTTCATCTATATCAATTCCACGAATTACCGCCTTTAACTCGTCCATGGAAGACAAGCGTTTTGCCTCACCTTCAAGATTTTGCTTTTGAGCCTCGGCAAGGTGGATAATACTTTTACGACGCTCCTCATCCTTCCACGCTTGAACTAAATTTAAAATACTTGCGTTCTCTTGCTTACGTTCTTGTATCTTTTTAGATCTATCGTCTACAAGGGATTTATATAGTTTATTCTGACGCCCACGGCACTGATTGTACTCAGTTTGTAGATTACTAATAGCCTCGTTAAGCTGCATCTTAATATTACGGCCCTCCTCCTCTTCACTAGCCTGCCTTAATGTCTGACGTAGATCTTCGAGATCGGAA